GATTGTATTCAAAGAGTTTGATGGTGCAAACAAACCGATTGCGAACTTCACAAACCCAGGATTCCAAACAGAAGTATTTGGTGGCACACCAAGTTCTCCTGCTCCACTTGGTAGCGATAGGCGTCTTTTAGCAATCAACGGTTCTGCTGGCTATGATAATACAACAACAGCGCCTCCAATCTCTAATGTTAGAATGATCGGTGTCACAACAGAAACACAATCTACATCAGCACGTGGTGCAAAGTGGCAACTATTCACAACACCAAATGGCGGAACTTCTCCACAGAATACATTAGAAATACGAAATGGTGATACAATCGTTATCAACTCAGATGGCGATGGTAAGATTTCAACTGGTGGCAAGTTAATCTTAGATGATGATGTAGATATTACAGGCGCAACTAACTTAAATGGCAACGTCACATTAGGCGATGCAAACACCGATGTTATTACATCAACAGGTAAGTTAAAAGCATCAAACGGCTTTAATAATACAGTATTAGATACAAACACAGCAAACTATCTAAGTGGTGTTCTTGGCATTGTAGAAACAGGAGATCAAGCATACATCTCAGATGGGAACGGTGGTTCAGCTTGTATGGCTTTCTTTGATGGATCAAACTGGAAGAAGTTCCACTCACCATCAGATAACATAAGTTCATCATAAGGATAATAAAGATGCAAGAGTTAAAAAAGAATGTAGTAAAAATGAATGATGTAGCAAACCAAAACAAAGTTGATATTGAACTTATAAAGCACGATATTAAATCGATTAGAACCGAAACTAACATTCATAATAAACAAACTGAAAAAGACTTTGCATTAATACACAAGAAGATAGACAAGATAGACACAAGATTATGGGCAGTAGCTGCCCTAATCATCGCAACAACATTCGGTAAATTACTTGCTGATTTGTTTATGTAAAACACTTAACCAAGTATAAAGGGAGAGACTCGATGGACGAGGAAAAGAAATCAGTTGGAAGACCAAAGATAGAAATAGATGAAGAACTGCTTTATAAATTAGCAACTATTCATTGTACGATGAAAGAGATAGTAGATATTATGGGAGTATCACAAGATACACTCAAACGCAATTTTGCACACATTATCGCTAAAGGGAAATCAGACGGCAAAATGAGATTAAGACGTAAACAAGTTGAAGTAGCAATGTCTGGCAATCATACCATGTTAATTTGGCTTGGTAAACAAATGCTTGGCCAAGCTGAAACACCTGTAAATACAGATGATAATAAAATACTACCATGGAGTGATGACGTTTAATGCCACTTAATACTGCACAAAAAACACTAGCAAACTCAGAAGCACGTTTCCGTGTATTCGTAGCAGGAAGACGTTGTGGCAAAACGTTTTTTGCTATTAGAGAGTTAGCACGTTTTGCAAGACACCCAGATAAGAATATCTGGTATGTAGCACCAACGTATTCTATGGCTAAGAATATCGTGTGGGATGATTTGTGTGGTAGAATGACAGAACTAGGATGGGCAGAAAAGATTAATCAAAATGAATTAAGTATTCGTTTAATCAATGGCTCAAAGATATCACTTAAAGGTGCAGATAGATTTGATACATTACGTGGTAGTGGTGTAGACTTTCTGGTAATGGACGAATTTGCAGATATGAAACGTGAAGCATGGGAAACAGTACTAAGACCAACACTATCAGCACAGAAGCCACCAGGTGAAGCATTATTCTGTGGAACTCCTCGCGGATTTAATCACTTTAAAGATTTGTATGATAAAGGTCAAAGTGAAGACAAACAGTGGGAAAGTTTTCAGTTCACAACATTAGAAGGCGGTAATGTTCCTGAAGAAGAAGTAGAACGTGCAAAAGCAGATATGGACAAGCGACAGTTCGAACAAGAGTATCTTGCTTCATTCGTTAACTTCACTGGCCAAATCTATTACAACTTTGATCGTAAGAAGCACATAGAGAAAAAAGAATTTAATCCTAATGCACCAATACACATTGGAATTGATTTCAATATTGATCCCATGAGCGCATCAATCTGTCAAATCATAGATGGTAAAATACATCAATTCGATGAACTATCCATTTATGGTTCAAACACAGAAGAACTATGCACAGAGATTATGAACCGTTATGATCAGGCTAAAGTTATTTGTTATCCTGACCCTGCAGGAGCGCAACGTAAGACTTCAGCTAACGGCAAAACAGACATTACTATTCTACAACAGTATTTTGTAGTAGAAGCAAAGAGAAAGCACGACCCAGTAAGAGATAGAATAAATGCAGTAAATACAGTTATGGAAAGTGCAGACGGCACAGTTCGGTTCTCGATTGATCCGAAGTGCATGAATTCGATTCGATGCTTAGAGCGTCAAATCTATAAAGAAGGGACAAGCATCCCAGAAAAAACCGGTGGATTTGACCACCAAAACGATTCACTTGGTTATCTAGTTGCACATCTTGCGCCAATTAAGAAACCAGTAAGAGCGACAGAGAAACCAAAACGATTTACTCATATGTAAGGAAAACAGCACAATGAATTATGAAGAATTAGAACATAAGCATAAACTGTATGAGAATAATATTCACCGATGGGAATATTACTACAACAGTTATTATGGTGGTCAAGACTATCAGAAATCAGGGTATTTGAGAAAGTATCTTGGAGAAGAAAATGACGGATTTAATGAATACGCAAAACGTCTTGCGTCAACGCCATTGGACAACCACTGTAGATCAGTAGTAGATACATATTCTAGTTTCATTTGGCGTAATTCACCACAGCGTGAGTTTGGTGTATTAGCAGACAATCCTGCACTAGAGTTATTTCTTAAAGATGCAGACTTAGAAGGTCGTTCTTTTGATGCGGTAATGCGTGAGGCAACTACACTTGCAAATATCTATGGTCATGTGCTGTTGATGCTAGATAAACCATCAAGTGATGCTAACACACTCGCAGAAGAACTTGCAGAAGGTATTAGACCATATTTGGTAGTTATCACACCAGATAACATTGTAGATTGGGAATGGGAACGTCAGCGTAATGGTCGTTATACTGTTTCTATGTTGAAGATCAAAGAATATGAAGATGATGAAACATGCATCTATCGTGTTTGGGAAAATGATCGTGTAACGGTGTATGAAGTAAATGAAGACGCAGGTGAAGCAAAAGTAGTAGAACAGTACGAGAATACAATGGGTCATATACCTGCATCATTCTTGTATGGTCAAAGATCACACGAAAGAGGTATTGGTATTTCTCACATTGCAGATATCGCAGACATTCAAAAGTCAATCTACAATGAACTATCCGAACTAGAGCAAGTTATTCGTATTTCAAACCATCCTACACTAGTAATGACAGAAGGTGTTGATGCAAGTGCAGGTGCAGGATCAGTTATCGTAATCGAAGATACAGACATTGATCCATCATTGAAACCATATATGCTACAACCAAGTTCACAGTCTATTGGTTCTATTCTACAATCTATTGAAACCAAAGTTGGTATGATTGATCGTATGGCAAACTTATCGTCAATGCGTTCTACATCAAAAGCAACTGCATCTGGTGTATCATTAAAGATTGAGCGTGAACTACTAAACGTGAAACTAGCAAACATTGCAGACAACTTAGAAATCTGTGAAGAACAATTGTTCCACCATTTCTTACACTTCTATGATAGTGAAGGACACTTTGATGGCGTGATTGATTACCCAGATAATTTCGATATGACTGATACATATACAGAACTAGACTTCTTGTTAAAAGCATCAGCCGCACCAGTAAGTTCAGCACAATACAAAACAGAGATTGCAAAACAGATTGCAAGAATTGTAGTAGAAGACGAAGAACAAATGGACGCAATCGTAAAAGAAATTGAAAACGGGTCACAAGCACCAGAATTTGGAACAAACTTAGATGTCGGAACAGATACACAAACAGATACTTGATGATATTATGGATGACTTTGACGCTAAGTTAGAGTCATCTAGTAAGGTCTTAGAGAACACAATAACAAAGCGTATTCTAGCAACAACCACAGTTGACGAATTGTTAGAACTACGATTAGAAATCGATAGAGACTTTCAGTCAATAGTACTCGATTCTATCCGTGAGTTCATGCCAGAACTAGACACAATCGCACGTGACACGATAGCTAATACTCCCGGTGAAGTTACACCAACTGATAATCGTGTTGCTGGCGAACTTAAAGCACAAGCATATGAACGATTAAAAGAAGAAGTAAATACTGCTAAGTCAAACGTTCATACAGAGATAGTAGTAGGTGCATTAGGTGGTTACGCTCTTACACAGGTAGCACAGAATGCCTCACACGCTGTTAACGGCTTCTTTATCACATCATCATCAGTGGAGACAACAAGATTACAAAACAAAATAAAACGATTGAGGGCAGCAGGAGAAAACAAAAGCGAAGAAATAAACAGCTTGATGCGTCAACTCCGAAAACAATTTCAAAACGTATCGGTGGGCGGAGGTATGTATCAGAGCGTATCAGCGGAAGCACACGACATGGTGATGGACTTTGATGGTGTATTCACTATCCATCGTGCAAGACAAGCTGGTCTAAAACGCTTTAAGTATAGCGGAACCTTAATTGCTAATAGTAGAGATTTCTGTGTTAGACATGTAGGTGAGACATACACAGAAGAAGAGATTAGAAGAATATGGTCAAGTGAATCTTGGTCAGGCAAACGAGCGGGTGATCCGTTCGTTGTTCGTGGTGGCGAAAAGTGTCGTCACTTTTTCATTCCAGTGGAGTAATACAATGGCTTATTCAAAAAAGACTAAGAAGAAAAAAGGCAAAAAAAAGAAGGGCTACTAAAGCCCTTCTTTAATAACATCAATCAAAAGAGAGAAAAAATTGATGTTGTTACGCTGTCTCCTCTACAATAGCTTCTTCCAATTCATAACCTGCTTGATACAACCGTTC